CTGGCTTCAATGGATGGTGGTCAATATGAAAGCAATAGTAAAGAAGGCAACACCTGCTGCAATAGCAGTATTGCGTCAAGCAACAGCACTTAAACCAACAAGAAATAAACTATCGGATGGTTTACTACCATCTGCCGCTCATGCAAAGGCAAGCCCTAACTCTGACCATAATACTGGATTAGCAGTAGACTTAACGCATGACCCAAAGAATGGAATTGATTGTGCTGAAATATTTGAGAAGTTAAAAGAAGATGAAAGAGTTTCCTATCTTATCTTTAATAAAAAAATATGGTCCCGTGATAAGGCTAAGTCTGGTAATCGTATCTATACTGGCAGTAATCCTCATAATAAACATCTTCATATTTCTATCAATCCTAATAAGTCTAATGACACTAGCCCTTGGTTTTGGTGGTTAAATCAACCTAATCCATTGGCAACATTGGTTGCATCTATTACACCAATGCCAGCAAAGAAAGCATACACAAACCCAGTTTGTACTTGAGCGGGATTACTGACCCTAAGCAATTAGGTGCAGCAGCATTAGCAGGTCTTGCAGGGCCAGTTCTTAAGTGGTTGGACCCATCTGCCACAGAATTTGGACGTGGAAGTAACTAGTTATATACCTCTAATTAGCCTTTAAGGGCCTATTACAGACAAGAAGAACCCCCGCCCTAGTAGAGATACTAGAAGCGGGGGTCTTTTTTGTTTTCTAAGCAGTTCCCCTGCTACCTAGATAACGCTTGTACTACCTGCAGGATTTTATCTGGTCGTATCAGATAACCCTTTGACGGATTAGGTTCTATATTACAGGTAATAGGATGACCATACATGGTAAGGGCACGCCGTAAATGTTCTATAGGTACTATCAATATAGTTCCTTCTAATACAAATGCCCAGTACTCAGCCTTAGTTGTAGATATACCAGATGGATACCACTCTTCATTGTTGTGTGACCAACATACAGTTTCTATATATAAGTTACCAGTGTTCTTCCACTTAAGGTCTGTCTTAACCTCTATGGTTTTGCCATTAGTTAGTAATTGATTAACTAGGGACTCGCCCTCGTGCCCAACTGATAAGTCTAAATCAAAGTCAGATAGTTTTGACATCGTACTCCTTAAAATTTGTTAGTGGTATACGCCAACCATTGATGTAACCATCATAATATTCTTGCTTCATAAATTCTTCTGGCTTTATATAACCATATATCTCTACAGTAGAATAGTATTCAGTGTCTAAACATTTAGTTCCAATAATAATTCTACCTTTATCCTTACTCCAAAATGGAATACTATCTTGAGTTCTAATAGACCTAACCTCTACATTGCTACCTACATCTGCTATTGGATAGCGTTTAACATGTAGTGCATTTGGATACCAAGGTGTATTCCAGGCTAGATTGTATTGTTTTGCAACTGCCCATTCACATACATTTGCCCGTATGTTGGCATTTATTTCTGGCTCTAACTTACCATCTGCTTTACCTTGTGCATAGTTAGGTTTATCTTTAGAGCCGAACTTAGTTAGCCAGCGTTCTACCGCTAACAAAGTACACACTCTAACTTCTTCTTTACTCAACATTACTATAGTAGACATCATTAAATACAGAAGCGGGAACAACTGTCTTACCAATTATTCCACGTTTACTTCTATACTTATCCCTTTCTTGTTTAGTAGTACCACCCCAAATTCCTTCAACTAAATTCTCAATTGCATAGTCAAAGCATTGGACTTGCACTGGACAATTATTGCACAGTTTTTTAACATAATCAAAGTTGGCATAGTTTCCTTTTTCTTCAGTGAAGAATACTTCTACATCAATGCCAGTGCATGATGGCACATCTTTCCATGTTGGGTAATCAATCAAAACTATTATCCTCCTGTTGAGTAAAAACCACTTCCTTTAAAATGTACTGGTGTAGAGGACCATATACGAACCATTAAGTTTCCGCAAGAGGTACAAAATGGTGGGACAGAATCATTTGTTTCCATTACTTTAGTGCAGACCTTACATTCAAAATCATAATAAGGCATTAGTCGCAATCCATTCCGTGGTCATCTATTGGAGTAGGTAGTGTGACCAACGAACCACAGTCTACACATTCGCCATCTAAAAAGTAAAAGCATATCTCGCCATTTTCAAACGCTACTATAGCCGTAAATAATTCTGAACCACATACGCAGATATCTCCTATTGGATTACCCCGCAAGTCCATTGCCCTGCTGTAATCTTTTTTAAATAAATCTTTTATCTCTTTAGGATTCTCTTGGCTCATTGTCTTCTTCTGCTTCGATGTTATCTATATCTACAAATGTACGCCAGCCACCTAAGTTTCTTACCAAAGAATTAATTGCACGTTCGACTCGCTTACGTGCACCATCTGCCGATGTATTTAACTCCTTGCCCAACTCATTCCACTCGCAATTGTCCGTTGAAAACCTCAGCCTTAAAATATTTTGTTTAGCCTCTGCCAACTGATTGAATGCTTTTTCTATATCTGACCGTAAAACTAGCCAATTATTTCCATCTGTAACTTCACCTTTACCTACCTTAAAGTTAAGGTCTTTTATTTTATTAGGTATCTCATAACTATTACCAATGATAGATGGTAAGAACGCTTCTATAACTGAAGGGTCGTAATAATATAAATCAAGTAAGTCGTATCCCGACTTCTGGGATTTTTCTTTTTCGCAAAAAGTTATTGCTGCGTTGCGTAATGATTTAGCAATTAGTTTTTCTTTATCTTTTTCTGGTAACTTAGACCATTCTTTATATTTAACTGGATGGGTAACAAACCACATCCACAAAGTCTGTCTGATATCTTCTGCTTCAAGCATTGGATATCTTCTGTAATATTCGGAGGCAAGGGAGGATACAAGCAAATCATACTCTTGTACCCACGCCTCACTCACTGTTTAATCCGCACCTTCCCACTGTCCTCTTTGCACCAATAGTCCTATTATCGCATAGTTAGCCAGGTCTATAAGGGTATCTTCTATTGACTCATAGTTGGGCGTGTTGCCTTTATCTACTAGGTTATTTAGCCTGGCTAGTTTGTCATGCATCCTAACTCGTAGTCCATTCATAGCCCCGCCTGGAGCGTGGGCTATATTCAATGGGCCATAGTCTTGTTGTTTCTTTAACAAGATGGCTGTTAGTTCATTTGTAATTGTATCTATATCACCTGGATTCTTCATCAAGTATCTCCTTAATACTATTATCAAATTGTTCCATTGCTGATACTACTTGTATTTCATCTGTAAACTGTTTGCCTTCTCCTATACTACTAGCATATATAACTGTGCCTAATAGTGTAAGCATACGCATAGCACTCTCTGGTTCTTTTTCTATTGTTACATAAACATCTCGTAATGCATTAAGTATGTCAAGTCCTTGGCCATCTGATATGGCTAGGCCAACCATCTGTTTATTTTCTCCTACAAAATCCCAAAACTCTTCATCACTATCCCATGCATTTTCTAATTCGCTCATCTATCCACTCCTTTCCTTCTTGTACTATGATGCTATTTACATCATGTCCTTCTGGCATCTGCAATAAATTAACATTACCTAGTTCTCTACTTAATTTTTTACCAAACTCAAGACCTGCATTATCACCATCTGCTAATACAATTACTACTTCAAAATCATCTAGTATCTTTCCATAATATGGCTTCCAATTATTAACTCCAGGTATACCAATAGATGGATGACTAGTCTTGGCTGATAGTATTACTGTATCTAGTTCACCTTCAGTTACACATATATAGTTACCTGCGGTTAGTACTGCCTGTGCATTAAACATTGTAGTCTTAGCCCCAGGTACACCCATATATTTAGGTTCATCTGGATGGTTGTTAACACTTCTAAATCTAATATCAACAACACCTGATGGTGTTATATATGGAATTGCTAGTCTGCCTTTGTATGCTTCATGTCCTGGCAATGGTTCTTTAACTATCCCTAGATGAAATTTCTTTCCCTCTTCTACCGAGAGATGTCGGGTTGAAAGATACTCTTCTGCTAGATGAAGATGCTTTGCGTATTCCTCCGCTGCCTGGTAAAGATAAGTTCTCTGCGAACTTGAGAGCCTCACTATAACTACCTCCTTGTCTATATATTATTAAGTCGTATACATCACCTTTAACTTCACAACCAAAACATTTAAATCTATTCTCGTCATAATTAATGGCTGCTGATGCGTGTTTGTCGCCATGAAATGGACATCTCATCTTGCGCCAACCATGCCCCACGGCTGGCAGGGTGGCGCCTATATGCTCTAGATAGGCTGCAACATCATGTTTGTCCATCAATCTTCCTTATTAATTCTATCCATATTTTTGCTGGCATTGTTGCGTACCATTCACCTACATCTCCTTTACCTATTCGTTTGTGTAAAACTACACCTGTCCAAGCATTATCGTTTTTAATTTCTACTTCTAGTTCTTTTACCCATGCTGATAGGTCTAAACGATAATGGTTCTTAACCTCTATAACTACACCATTAACTCCTGCTATATCACCTTTGTCTAACTGCGAACCTGCAATCCTACGCTCCGCATAGGGATACCATTTCTTTAGCCATTTAACTACATCTGCTTCTGCTTTGGAACCTTTTGCTTTGCGTGGATTACTCATCCCAACTCCTGTTGTTGTGGCATATAACGAATCATAACATCATCTAGATGCATAGACTCTGGGTTAAATGAAAGGGTTACATAGTTGTTGCCAGTTTGGTCAGCCTTACCATAACGATTCTTAACTGGGGCTACACATAAGAAGTTGTCATCTCCTTGTTTCATTTGCCCAATAGTTAATACCATCGCTGGTATCTGATTAACTAAACCTTGAATAGATGACCGTGATTGGCAAGGATATCCTTCAAATCCTTCCTTAGTGTGGTGCAATACAAGCACTGCAGCATTGGTATCTCTAGCCAAATACTTTAGTTCTTTCATAGCAGCACGCATACCTTGGAACTCTTCGTGTCCATCCATTGCTATATCCATTAGATTATCTACAACAATTAATGTAGGGCTTCTGCCCCATACTGTTTCAAATGCAGATACTTCTTCGTCTAAATCTTTAAGTGTAGGTGTGGATTCAAATGACCAGAACAAATGATTGTTTAATAATAGTATTTCGTTTGCTTTGTCTGGGTCTTTCTTTAATAAGTTCTCTGCCATTTGTTGACTCATATTACCTGCCATTGCAATTAAACGCATAGCCATAGTATGAGCATTTGTATCTGCACTAAAGTAAAGTGTTGGTAGTTTAGTCCTGGCTGCAATTGCTAATGCAACTGATGACTTGCCTGCACCTGGAGTGCCTGCAATAACTGTTACCTCTGCTCTGCGTAGAATAATTCCTGCTCTTTCAAAAGCCTGAAAAGCAGGGGGCAATGGTTCGCCCCCCACTTCTGCTTTCTTAATAGAGCGTCTAAGCGTCTTCACTTAACCTGCTCTGGAACGAATGTGTTCCATGCTGCATCTGTTGTTTTAAGATAAACATTTTTACATTTATCAAATGCACCCTTTGGTGCTGGGCAGAAATAACCACGATACATAGAACCGTCTTTACCTGTTCCTTGAATCGCTGTCATCTTTCCATGTGGACAATTGCGTCCACCAAGCGTAGTAGTAGAGTTATCTAATGGGCTGATACTAGCGCCTAGTGCTGATGCAACTTGTCCTACTGTCATTGGTGTAGGTATGGTGCCACGAATTGCTTTCTCAAGTTCCATTGTGGCTGATGTAATTGCATCTAATCCTTGTGCAACTAAGCCATCTAGTTCTGTTCCGTTTTCTGCACGGACTGTTACTAAACTACCTGCTGCTGTCTTGATTGTGATGCTGATTGGTGCTTCTGTGTGAGACACTATTTGTTCTCCTGTTCGAACGGATAGGCTAGACCTTTTTGGTCTCGCCATTGTCTTGCTTTCATAGCGAATTGTAAACCTTTAAAGCCTTCTTTAATATCTATCCACACTAGTTTGCACGTGCCACTACCTGCGGGTAAATGAATAATGATTGCTTTGTTCTTGTTTACTTCTCCCCATGTGCCACGGGTTGCCGTAGCCGCATCATACGGCAAGCCGTTGGCGTATATAGCCAACTGTATTGAGATATTATTTGGATGGTCTATTCGACCTGTCTTAATATCTGCAATAAATAACTCACCGTTATACTCAACAACTCTGTCTGGTGTGCCAGCAATTTTGTATTTATCTAGCACACTAAACTGTTCAATGAACTTGTTGTTAAGAATCTTAGTTGCTTGTTCATAAGCCTTGATGTCTGGTATATATTCAGGTGGTATTATACCTAAAGTTAAACCTAAATCTAATCGTTCAGCAAATGAATGTATGGCTGTGCCTATGTTTGCTGCTTTGTTTGCACCTGCTACTTGCATAGCATCTTCAATCAAAGAGTTAACTGCCATCTTATCTTCCTGTGCTGCACTGATAGATAACAATATGTCTGGTCGTGTAGTTAAACCTATTGCTGCCATCCGCATTTTCCAGGCGACTAATGCTGACGCATCATCTAATGAGTTAGCAATTGTAGTTGCTCTTGTATAGGCAATTGCTTTACCACCTTTCGGTGGAACTATTAATGGCCTGCCGTATCTATCTCTATCTATTTCTAC